TATCATGTTGGTACAGCATATACTGAGTATTGGGCGAATTGAAATGATTAAACTTATTCTTCTTGACATTGATGGTGTGATGACAGATGGTAGAAAATACTATGACAAAGAAGGCACCGTCAGACTTAAAACATTTTGCGATAAAGACTGGACTGCAATCAAGCGATTTCGTGCGTTAGGCATTGAAGTTGCTTTTCTTTCTGGTGATGGTTTTAACGCAAGCATTGCAGGCAATCGAAACTTGCCATTCTATCTAAACAGAAGCAATGGCACACACACAGACAAAGTAGATTTCTTAGATGAGATATGTAGCGACTTTAGCGTAACCGCCGAAGAAGTTGTTTATGTTGGCGATGATATCTTTGATGTACGAATTGCAACCGCAGTTGGACTTGCATTTTGTCCTAGCGATGCAACAGTTGAAATGATAAACGTTTGTTCGATGTTAACGCAACGTGCTGGTGAGAATGTTGTTATGGCTCTATTTGAAGAACTTCAATCAAGAGAATTGCTTCCTAATTATTATTTTGATGAACACTTAGATAACGTATATACGTTAGATGAAAAGGAAAAATTTTGATGTATGATATAGCATTGTATGGGCATTTAGTATTTGATACGATAAAAGAAAACCCAAAAACAAAACATGATATTGGTGGTATTGTAAACGTGTGGCGTGCATTGAAAAACATGGACCCAACGTTAGACATTTATGTTTGCCCGTCTAATATCGGAACATCGACTATCACAATCGACAAAAATAATAGTCAAAGAACAAGCGAATCTAAATTAAATGCAATTGGTGTTGATGTTAAAATTCAACCGGCATTGATTAGTCACATTGCTTATATCAATGAGATTGACGATTTGAGTTTTCTAAAAGATATGACAGGTTTAATCTTTGCCGATATATGTTCTGGCAGAGAGATAAACAAACAGGCGTATAAGTATTTGAACTATATCTTTGTCTCTGAAGAAGACAAGCATTTGCTAAGAGATGTTGAAGAATTCAAAGGCACAGTCATTACGCATTCGCCTATGACAAGCTACAATAGCAAAGGCGAAACATTCACGCTAGATAAAGAACAATATATAAAAGGTGCGAACGTATTGGGTGCAGGCGACTTCTATGCCGCTTGCTTTATGTATGGAAAGTTGAACACACGATTAGATTTTGAGTGTATGAAGCTATCGCACAATTTAACAACAAATCATTTAAAAGAAAAAGTATGAAGACAAATGTATTGGTGCCAATGGCAGGTTTAGGCAGTCGCTTTCTGAAAGAAGGTTTTACTGTACCTAAGCAGTTGATTAATATTAAAGACAAACAGTTGATTGATATCTCACTTGATTGTTTAGACACGACAGACTGTAATTTGATTTTCATTATTCGTGATGAACACGTATACAATTTCAGAATGGATGAAATTCTACGTATGAAGTTTGGCAATGATATTAAAGTTGTTGTGCTGGACCATTTGACTAGAGGTTCAGTTGAGAGTTGCTTGTATGCGTCTGAGTATATCGACAATGATGCACCTCTTGTTATTCATACGTTAGACATTGAGTTTGCACCAGTGTTTGACCCTAAGATTGTTGGTAGTCTTTTAGCTGATGGTGTTCTGTTGACATTCAAATCAAATAGCGCAAACTATAGTTATGCTAAGTGCGATGATGAAAACTATGTGTCTGAAACTGCTGAGAAGAAAGCAATTAGTTCTGACGCATGTGTGGGCATCTACGGATTCAAACGTGGTTCCGATTTCTGTAAGTATGCAAAGAAAATGATTGCATGTAACATTCGTACAAACAATGAATTCTATATTGCACCATTGTATAATCTGCTGATTGAAGATGGTCTCAAAATCATTACACATCCAGTAGACAAGATGCATGTGTTTGGCACACCAGATGAGTTTAACTTCTACAAGAAAAACGTTATTAAGCGTTTTGGGCAGAAGCCATTTGCATTATGCTGTGACCACTCTGGCTTTGAAGCAAAAGAGTTGTTCAAGTCAATCTTAAAAAATATGGGACAGAAGTATATTGACTATGGTACAGTTGTCAATCGTGATTGCAATTACAAAGACTTTATCGGTCAAGCAGTTAAAGGTATTGAAGATGGCGACTGTGATTATGCGTTTAGTTTTTGTAGAACAGGACAAGGCGTTAACATGTGCGCTAACAAATACAAAGGAATTCGTTCTGCACTAATCTATGATGATAATGCAATGGAAATGGCTATGCGTCATAACTGTGCTAACTTCTTTGCCATTCCAGCAATGAATGCAAACACAGAGAATTTGCATGAGTACATTAGATTAGGATTCCAACATTCATTTGATGGTGGTAGACACCAATTGAGAATTCAGGAACTTGAATGAATGTATCGAACATAAATGATTATGTAAAAGGATGGTTTGTTGGCGACTTCAATCCATCTGTGTTTAAGAACCCGTTCTTTGAGATTGGGCATCATAAACATAAGAAGGGTGAGGAGACATTTCCACACTTTCATAAGGTTACAACAGAACTGAATTACATTGTCCGAGGAGAACTTATTGCGTCAGGTAAACATCTCAAAGAAGGTGACATGTGGACGTATGAGAAGAATGAAGTTTCTGCTGTAGAATTTTTAACTGACGTTGAATTGATAGTGATTCGATGGCCTAGCATACCGAGTGACAAATATGAAGCTAATTGCACATAGAGGATTGATGTTTGGTTCTGACAAGACAAACGAAAATGCACCATATCAAATTGAATCTGCATTAGACAAAGGTTTTGATGCTGAGATTGATTTGAGAATTGTCAATGACAAATTCTTTTTAGGACACGATGAACCAACGTATGAAATTGATCCTGAGTTTCTACACAAAAAAGGACTATGGATTCACGCTAAGAACTGGGAAGCATTAGAGTGGCTTTCAGATACACAGTTGAATTACTTTTGGCACCAAGAAGATTCATATACATTAACTAGTTTTGGCATAGTGTGGGCATATCCAAATCAACCTCTAATGGCAAAGAGTGTCTGTGTTATGCCAGAAAAGCAAGGAATTAGCTTAGAATACGCATTTAATCTACCAATCTATGGCATATGTTCTGACTACGTAGGCGCTATTGACTATTTCAGAAAAAGATAGTATAATTCACGTATACTAAATAAAAGACCCACTAAAAAAATTGTGGGCACAATAAGGAAAGGAAGAATATGAAAGCACTTTTAACGGCTGTAATATTTGTATTGGCTTTATTTTCAACGCATACAATGGCATCTACTTTGCCAACGCTAAAGGAAATATCAGAATCAGCATCCGCACCAAAAAACTCTAGCAAATCAGACCTGTACTGGATGGCAATGAACATCTATTACGAAGCAGGTAGTGAACCTTTAATCGGTAAGATAGCAGTAGGTGCAGTCACACTCAACAGATTGCGTGATAGCAGATTTCCAAAAAACATTCGTGATGTTGTGACAGAACCACAACAATTTTCTTGGTACAATACTAAGACGGCAAACACGCCACCAGCAGACAACAAACGTTGGAGAGAGTCTTATGAAGTAGCAAAGATGCTATTGACAAAGACTATTGGGAATGATATAATTAAACTCTTAGAAGGCGCAACACACTTTCATGCAGTTAGTGTTAAACCAGCATGGGCGGCACGAAAGACAAAAATTGCGACTATTGAGGGGCATATTTTTTATAGAATGTAAAAGGACTTTGATATGAATATTATGAAAAAGAAAATTGAAATTAAAACTTATCAACGTAGAGGTGGTTACCCTCCAGGTTACTATGCGTCTGAATCTGAAGTAACTAATCCTAAATTTCGTTCTGCTAAACCAGCAGTCACTCTAACACAATTTGGACATTTCCGAAATGGTCGAATCACCTCGGTGCGATTCTATGAATCTTAAAATCTTAACTCAAAAAGAATTTGAGGCTGAGATTAAACAGATTCAAATTAAGAAGTACCCAATCACAATGATTGATGCTATCTTAGAATATTGTATAATTAAAAACGTTGAAGTTGAGACTGCGGCATCTTTAATTACACCTCGCATGAAGTCTGCTATTGAGGGCGAAGCGATGAAGTTGAAGATGATTGCGCCTAAAGCTAGATTACCTATTGAGGAGGAGATTTGATATGCAATGGAAAATTACACCAAACTGGAAGAAAAGTATTGTCGAAACTTTTTACTGGACTAAAGATGGCGTTAAGGGCACGATTGAACAAGAGGTTGGTTGGCGATGGGGTGAGTTTTATGTTACGCCACCAGAAGGTGTAACAATTGAACAATTCTTAGAAGACTACTCTGGTGAACTTGATGTGTTCGGAGACTTTGATGAGGTTGAACACTTTGAGACTAACGACGGATGTTGGGAAGAATGGTCGTTCTATGGATTCGAAGATGAAGCAGAACAAGAGCGACTTGAAGAACTTGTCAACAGCGAAGGTTCATATGAACTAGAAGAAGTTGAAGGTTGGAGCATTTCCGATAGCGAAACAATCATTCGAGGTGACATTACAATTGTCGAGGTCGAAGACTGATGAAGATGGATGCTATAGATGCATACAAAGTTTATCTAGGAGTTAAGAATCACTTCACGCAAGACAGCTACGATTGGTTCAAGTACAACAAGAAAGTCAATGTCACATACGATTCTTTTCTGAAACGTAAAGACAAAATCTTTTTTGCTAAACTTGGCAATCGTAAAGATGCTTACTTAGAAGAGTTTCTAGTTTCAAACTTCTTACACGACACAAAAATTTGGGTTGGTGAACTTCTATCGGAAGAATGTGAAGAACGCTACAAAGAATGGAAACGTAGACAAGAATCTCTGACGTATGTATTTAAGAATGAGATGGATTTTATCTCTGGTTGGAAGCCAGAAGAACTGAATGAATTTTTTAACGCTAAAGGTGGAGACCATCCACCGATTATCAAGAAATATTTAAGAGGAGAAATCAGTCTGGAGACACTTGCGATATTGAACTCACTATTGCATTTCGTTAAAAGATATGATACAATGATACATGATCCAATCTACAAAGAGGTAAGCAAGTTATGCAAAAAGTACCAGCCCTTTTTAAATTACGATACGGCAAGGATGAAAAAGTCACTCAGAGAGTTAGTAGTGACGTAGTGGCAGTAATGCGTAAACCAAAGAAGGTTTGCCGTTTATTGACACAAACAGAGAATTGTGATAGACTATATACTATAGTAGATTATGATAAAAGTGGACAAGCAAAACATACATTTAATACTTAACATACGAGGAAATACTAATATGGCATCAGCATCATTCGCAGATTTGAAAAAGTCACGCACCAAAGATTTGGAAAAACTCACAGACGCAGTTTCCAAACTCACAAATAAAGAAGAAGGTAAGAAGTCTTATGAAGACACCCGATTCTGGAAACCCACAGTAGACAAAGCCGGTAACGGATTCGCAACGATTCGTTTTCTTCCCGCACCCTCAGGCGAAGATGTACCTTGGGTTCAAGTATTCAATCACTCATTCCAAGGTCCTGGTGGTTGGTACATTGAAAATTCGTTGACTACACTCAACAAGAAAGACCCTGTGTCTGAACACAATAGCATCCTTTGGAACTCTGGTTCTGATGCTAACAAAGATATTGCACGTAAGCAAAAGCGTAAGTTGCAGTATATCGCAAACGTTTATATTGTTAAGGACCCTGCAAATCCTGACAATGACGGAACAGTTAAATTGTTCAAATTCGGTAAGAAGATTTTCGACAAGTTGAATGACTTGATGAATCCTGAGTTTGAAGATGAAACTCCTGTCAACCCATTCGACCTTTGGGAAGGTGCGAACTTCAAGTTAAAGATTCGTAAAGTTGAAGGTTATCAGAACTATGATAAGTCTGAGTTTGAATCACCAGCACCGTTGTCTGGCGATGAAGATGACTTGGAACGTATCTGGAAGCAAGAGTTTAGCTTGTCTGAATTCTTGAGTGAGAAGAATTTTAAGTCTTATGATGAATTGAAAGCACGTTTGAACAAAGTGCTTGGGCTTGAAGATGGTTCTGCTGGAGATAATTATTACTCCACCAAACCTAACGTACCAGTAACAGCTTCAGCTAAACCTGAGACAGCACCTGCTAAGAAAACTACAGTTGCAGACTCAGTTGATGATGATGAAGATTTGAGTTATTTTGAGAAACTAGCTGAAGACTAATCTTTCGTAATCTCTCCTTTGTGACTTTGGGGAAGCAGTAACATGCTTCCCCTTTTTTTATGCAAGTATTCCCGCATTCACACTAGCATCTCTAATAGGATTTCTAGATTTGCTTAAGAGACTTGTGTAGTATGTGTTAACAGATTGATTGTTTGTCTGACTGTTATCTGCAACAGTATTGACTGTCACATCACCACCAGCACCAGTTCCTGAACCACCCGTAGTAGTTGTGCCTCCAGTTACAATAGTACCAGAAGTTGTCGATAAAGTTGGCGTTACAATATCAGCTAAGTCAATACCACCACTCTTGTTTTTGTCGTATATCGGATTACCATTTTTATCATACATCAATATGCTAGTGTCGTATACTTTTCGATTAACTTGATATGTTCCTCCTTCACCATCATTGACTGTTACTGTCTCTGTGGTAAATGGTGCTTCAACATACTTGCCCTCTTTCATGCTATAAACCATTGGATTAGTTCCTGAACTATATTCGTCTCCACTAGTTGCCGCTTGAGGTTTATTAGCCATACCAGTTGTTATCACTAAATCTTCTGCTGTAGTTCCACCATACACACCTTTGGTTATTGATGTGTCAATTTTATTTGCACCAGTAGTCAAGTCTTTGATTAGTGCAGTTGACACTTTACCAAATGTGAGAGAGTTTAATACTTTAGATGCTTTGTCTACTGCATCTGCTTTAGCGGCATATGCGGCTTTGAATGCATCAGAGACATGTTTAACAATTTGTGAAGCCGCTTTGCCAGAATCAAAACTCTTCTCTCCAGGCTTACCTAAATTCAAATCATTACCGCCAGAATTTGGGTCGCCTGTTCTTAAACTAATAATTATACTATTTTTGTCTATGTAACCAACAACAAAATCGAATGGAGACATTTCTTTTGTTTGAACTTCAGCTTCTTTAGTTGCATTAAATGCAACCCTAATTAAAGCATCCGCAAACTCAGGCCAACCTTTAGGTGTTGCTTCTCTTGGCGGCTGTAAATCTACGATACCATTAATGTCATTGTTTCCTCTAGTGCGAATAACACGCCAGATTGCTGGATTAGGTTCTGGAGGAGAACTACTACTACTAAAAAAGCTGCCCAAGATTGACCCAATAACGAAACCTGCAACGATGCCAACTGGACCACCAAATGCTCCAATCTCAGCGCCAAGTGCGCCTGCACTTACTGCACTACCAATCACGGTGCCTGCATATGCTCCAGCCGCTAAGCCGGCGGCCGCTCCAACATCACCTTTTGCAAGCGCAAGTACTGCTGGTATGTAAGGTAAATATGGTGCAAACGTTTCAAAGCCAGGAATTAATGGACTTGATGCGGCAGTTCCGCCTGCGTTTGCAGTCATGGCTCTACCTAATTCCAAATCAGCCATTGTTGCGGCATCATAACCACCAAGCCAAGTTGGTGCATATGTTCCATAAGCATTGCTAAGTGTATTTCCTATATTACTAAATGAGCCAACAACATTTTTGCCTATTTCTGTACCAGAAAACATGTCAAATGCTTTACCACCAAGATATGATACGCCTTTGTTGACTGCAAAAGATGCAAGCAAAGCCATGTATGGGTTTTTAATTCCCATCGACTGAACCACTTTTTGTGTAATTGCGGCCTTACCAAAATCGAGTCCCATGTTTCCGACTTCAGCAAGAGTTGAAGAAAATGATCCTCTTACACCGTCACCTGTAAAGAATCCTCCACCACCTGCGCCGCCAATAGTCGTTCCACTACCAGTACCTCTAGATTGAAGAAGTTGATTAGTTCGAATCTGCTGTTCATATTGTGCTTCACTAATCTGTCTTTGTGCAATGGACCTTTCATCACTACCAGCCTCAGCCTTTATCCATCTTTCTTGTGCGGCTATTTCTGCTTCTTTTGCGGCATTCAGTTGATTGGCTATATCTTTTGTCATCTTCGGCACATTATCTGCAAGAACAACCATGCCCTGTTGATTTACTTGCATCAATGGATTATTCTGTGCGGCTGCCTGCAACGTTCCTGCGGAAGGCATTCCTGTTGGTGAACCACCATACTCTCCACCATACCCACCGAACGCACCCATGGTTCTCATTCTCGGATCCATGTTACGCATATTGAGTGGAGTAGTTCCTAATCCACTATTGACAGGTCCCATTATTGAAGACCCCAATACATTAGCCATGTATGAGATGCCATCTTGTGGTGATGCAAAACCATATTTTGCAAATATAGTTTCAGGTCCAAGTGCAACTTGTCCTCCACTCACACCAAATAGAATTTGTTCAAGCGCAGTCAACTTACCTTGCTTAGTTCCTTTAGCAAGATTACCTAAAATTTGTCCACCAAGAATGTTTGATTGGTCATCATTCATTCCCATCGAACCAAAGATGCCTTTTGCTACAGACCTAGCACCAACTTCCATATAAGATGTTGCGGCTTTACTAAAGATTTGTCCAAATGCAGGACCATACTGTTTACCGAATATTGATGTTCCAAGTTTAGTAAGTGCCGGCGTGACTCCCAATAATTTATTGAGTTGCTCACCTCTATACAATTGTCCAGATGCTGTTCGTTGACTTACATTTTTATATCCACCAGGATACAATGCTTTCATCAACGTGCCAGAAATAGTTTTTGTTAACTGTCTCTGTAGACTATCTGTAAATTGTTTATTTGCTCTAGCTAATAGTTCTTCGGGTCTAGTAAACTTACCCTTAGACATTGTAATTCTATTACTCTTAAGTTCTTTAGCAGTAATTCGAGTATTTTCTTTGATGCCGCCTAATTCTCTAATGACTTCTTGTGTGCGTTTATTAGTCTCACGTTCTGTGTAGTATCCTTTAGCAGTCACTTTACGCAAATATGCATCTACCCACGCAGGAGATTTATTTTGCATTGATTCTGCTACACCAGCATCACCCATTTCAATCAATGGCGTTGCTGAAGTTCTCATTAGTGCAGTATTTGTTGCAACAGGAACTATTGCATCTATTGCGGCTTTTGCTACAACATTTTCTCCTGCGACTTTAGTTGCAATTGCTTTTGCTTCTTCTTCAGTCTTGCCTGCGCTCAATGCATCATAATATGCTTTGACTGCACTACCTTTGATATTTCTATTCGATTGGTCTTTGAAACCAGGAACATTTCCAGCTCTTTTTCCATCAAAATTTCCACGTTTAGCAGGTGCCTTTGTAGGTGCTTTTGAGTCTCCAGGTGGTGTTGGTGCCGTGGCTGGTGCGGCAGGTTTACTCTCTTTATTTAATGCACCAAAGCTAATAACTGTTCTTGGGTTGATTGGTGTGGTACCACGTCTAACCATAAAGTGTAAGTGAACACCCGTAGAACGACCTGTACTACCAATCACACCAATCGGGTCACCTATCTTAACTTTTTGTCCTACTTTATCATATGCATACGCTAAGTGAACATATGTGGTTGTCATACCATTCAAGTGGTCAACAACAACAAAATTTCCTGACCTATCGTTATAGTCTTTACGAGTAACAAGACCATCGGCAGCGGCTACAACAAAGTTTCCTGCTGGCGCCGCCAAGTCGATACCATCATGCTCTTTATAATTTCTTATTGCAGATTTTACACCAAATTCAGAAGTAACTGTATATGGAACTAGAAGAGGAACTCTCCACACAAGTCCAGAAGTTTGATTTACTTGCGTTCTTTGTGCTTGCGGAGAAGATGAATTACCCCCACCCGAAACACTAGATGTAGGACTTGTTCCCCCTACAGGTATTCCCATTGCAACACGGCCTCTATCAATCATTGATAGATTACGTCCACGACCCTCATTACTATAATTTTCATTTCTTGAAGGCGTATCATCTTGAACCGGAGCAGGACCACCAAATTCAGGACTTATTCCCGATACAACGTCATCACCATCAGGTGTGAGTTCTGTTTTTCCTGATTTTTGTGTTTGGTCGTAAATATACGAACCAGCTTCAGCAATGTCTGCGGCCAATAATACCCAACCTAAACCAGGAATAAATCGGGCGCCAATCTTACCTGCAATCTTTGCACCTTTTAATGCGCCTTTGCCAAGTGACCCAAGACCAGGAAGTTTTCCTCCTAATCCTTTACCACCAAACATCAAAGCCGCAGATAGCACTAACTGTGCAATGAAACTTGCAATCTTCTTTCTAAGTCCAACCAACGCACTTAAAATAGCTGTACCGAGTATACCACCCAATGCACTTCCAAGTATGTTGCTTAACAATCCACCGCCGGCAGATTCTGCTTTATCGCCTGCAACAGCGGCACCACCCCTACCAAGTCCAGAATTTTTGATTGCATCAATGAGTGCTTGATTTTGTTGTGCTTGTTCTCTAGCCTTTTCTTCATCAAACATCATTTTATATTGTTCAGCTTTTGCAGTTGCTTTTGCAACATTAGCGGTTGCGGCAGTATTAGCATTAATCTGTGCTAACTGTTGAACCATTTGTGCAAATGGATTTCCACCTACTACTGATGAAGATGATGTTGGAGTCTTTGAAGACCCCTGTGCTAAAGCCGCCTTTGCTTGCCCAATACTATTTGCTTTTTTGCTTAGTGCAGAGAATGCACCAAAGCCGGCAACAAGTCCTGGCATCTCAGAAAGGGCAGCCCCCTTGAGTCCATAACCAAAGCCCTTAACTATACCACCAGCAGACTGCTTAAGCGTGTCTCCTAATGCGGCTCCGTAGTTGCCTATTGTTGCCATATATTAATTACCCTCTGTCGAATACAGAGTCTGGGTCTGCTTCTGCAAATTTTGCTGATTTTCCAGTTGCTGGTTTTGATGTTGCTCCAAACCCAGACGTTGGCGCTCCAAAGCCTGAACTTCCGCCAAAGCTATTTGAGGCTGATGAACCAAAACTGTTGGATGCACCGAAGCCGCCTGCTGACGGAGAGCCATATGTTGTTGTGACGCTTTGTCCCACGGGTTGCATTCCGCCATTGTTTGCTCCTGCTAGTTTTTCTTGTGTACGACCAAATGCGGCAATACCAATAATAGCACCCATAGACAAATGAAATAACCCTGCACCTTGTAGTGTGATTGGTTGCCAAGCAGTAACTGGTTGTTTTAATACTGCTTGTAATAGAGACCATAAAACTGGGAATAGAATAAAGTCAGTAATACATGTTCCCATGTAAATCCAACCCATCATTGGACGCCATTTGGCGTTCATCCAATCTTCTTTTTTCTTGTCGCTATCACTCAGTTTATCGTATTCTTTTTGCGTAGCCATTGTCATTAACTCCTTCGTTGCGCTTGATTTTGTTGTTGTATTCTGTCATTTTCTTCTTCGATATGTTGACTTAATAACATTATGTAAATATCACGCTCAAAAGGAATCATGTCTTCCAAATCACTCAAATTGTATTTATGATGTTGCATTAAAGCAAAATTGGTCTTATAATAGTTCGCTAGACTATCATGCCCCATCACAATGCGAAAAAATTTCCCATTCCCTCCAATGTAACTTCATCTTCACAACCGCAACCTGTACATCTCCATTTAATAGTGTGTTTCAGTTTTGGCATTGTTTCAAAGAAATTCATTACAGTTTTAAACTGTTCTTGTGAGAGACTATCTACAAATTCTTCTATCTCTTTTGTTGTAGAATCTTCTTTCTTGTATACTTCATCTTTATCATAAATGTAGTCAATACATCCAATCAACATTTTAACTGCAACATCCAATTGACTCAGATTCTCTAAGTCCATATCAGTAAAGTCTGCTGTTGGATATTTTAGCTTAATGCCCAAACCAGTTTTCTCATCGATTGTAATTTTGTCTGTGTGACCAATTGTTTTCTCAACTTCAACTTCCATAATGTTAAATGCAAACTTAGTTACATGTTGACATTCTTCTTCTTTAGAATTCATTCCTGTAGGATGACGCAATTGCAAGTCTACTGTTTCACCAATAGATTTACCACGTAGTCGCATAAAGAAATATTCTAAGTCGAATGTCGGTAACTTATCTACGTCAACGTCACCAATAGCGCAATTATTAATAATTTGCTTGACCGCTGTCATAATAGCTTTTGGTTCTCCACTCTCTAGTGCGAGTAGAAGAATCTTCTGTTCTTTCATTAAGAACGGGCGATATTGTACTGACTGACCAGTTGATGATAATGTCAATTCAAAGATAGGTGTGTTAATTTTTGGCAAAGCCATGATATACCTCCAAGGGTGTTAATAATATTAAGACGTAAAAAGCCATTCACCAAGTGTGTACTTGTGATAGCGATAAAATAACGTAACTCCAAATCTCTGATAGGAGTTAACTTCTTCCCATGTTGCGTTCATGGGAGATATGACTGTAGGATATACATCCTGCAAAATATAGGATATGAGAACTGCTCCAGATTCATCCAATTGCTGAACTTCTAATGTAACGCCTCTAGCATAATCTTCAAAATATCCTACTGTGCCACCATAATAATCTGCCGGTCGCACAATAGAATCAATCCAAGATTCAAAAAATACACGCTCTTTCATATCAGCAGAACATATGATAGAAAGTTGCATGTCATTGTATGTTACATCATAAGGAAGTTTTAATGCGGGACCACCAGAGCCAGTATCATCTGACGTAGCAATAGAACGACCCGGCAACTCAGCCTTTTCACATCTAAATGAAAAATCATTAATGTCATTAATAAGTTCGGCTGCCATGAATTGCTTTAAATATGCATTATCGTCCCACCCACGCAAGATTGCACGAAACAAATTGGGACGAACGGGTTTACCGATAGCAGTCTTAAAGTTTGATATACTGAATATATTGCTTGCGGATTTGATTTCTGTTGCCATCTTATGACATTCCTAATTGTTTGCGAGACTCTTCCCAAACACGGCCTGTGTCTGCTTTTCTGAAAGACTCTGTTGGTAGAAAAATAGCCATATCCCATTCGTTTACTTGTATCTCTAAGAATTGTGAACGCACATGACTTCTTAGATATTTCTTCAGCATTGGCTTGAAGTATCTGTACTTAGATGCAGATTGTAGAATGGAATATGAAATCTTCACTCTTGTCGAATCATCATATTTTTTATTTGTTAATGTTGAGTACAATGCATTCATTAGCTTTGCACGTAGCACTGGAGGCAAATAGTGAAAGTTGATTCCTAAGAATCCATCAGAGTCGATTCTTACTGGAAAGATTAGAGGAAACGTATCGTAATACGGCAACTCTTTTTTCATCTTTGGGTCGTATTTGAATGCATACATATACCCATATTCCATTGTAGAAACTTTTCTTGCAGAGTCGGTTCTTTTCTCAAACATACCAGGAGTTATGTTTGACATTAATTTGCCTGCGGCTTGCCTGTACCAATCCCTCGCCGCTACAGTTCTTGCAGGAACGATGCCTTCTCTGGCGCCTTGAATGAGTATGTTATCGAATATCATACTTCTATTTATCTCAAATCTTTGTCGGTTATGATTTTAAATTCCCAATTTCTTTCAATTGAGTACTTTGTTGCCGCTTCCCATTTTGCTTGATTGACACCCCATGTCATTACTTCATTTAAGAATCGTCTAGTTGGTTTACCATTAGGGGTGTTTTTTCTGACAGGTGGACGTGTTTGTATGTCTGGTTTGACTTCAATCAAAACAGCTTTAATATCTCCGTTCTTGTCTTTGTAGCGCATCCAGAAGTCAACAAAATATCTATGATATCGATTGTCAAGTGGAGACACATAAGGAACAACAACTTCTTCAGAAGACCATTCAAGTATAGAAGGAGTTTCATCACAGTAAACCATGAATCTTCTTTCCAACAGACTACGATATGTAATATTAGTTGGGTTACCTTTGTACTTTTGATAGTTTTTAGGCTTAAATTTACCTTTGTATGACATAAATAGAATAATGAATTAATATAAGAGAAAGTCAAATGACGAATAGAACACCATTTACAATAACAACATCTGGATTTGAATATCCTAGCGGACCAGAAACCGAATTAATATTTGGTAGCGACTTTGCACATTCAGAATTTATTATTCCCATGGCTAGATTTAAGTTTTTTGATGCCACAGGAGCAGATTCGAATGCTTCACCTATTTATATACGACTTGGCGGCACGTTTAGCACACAGTTGGGACAAGGTTATACGGAAGCTACGGGCATATTTGGTAGCATTGAGCCTGGACAAACTAGTAATGCTACTATGAAAGATATGACAGATTTGTTAGGTAGAGTTAAAGGTAGTGGTTTAGAGGCAATTCAAAAAGGCTTGATGAATGCTCTTGGTGCTGGTGTTGGTTTTATTGCTAGTGCTGGACAATCAGGAAAAAATCAAACAGAATTTTTGACAAGAAAACTATTTAACAGTTTTCAACAATTGATTTATCAAGGACCACGATACAGGTCTTTTCAATTGCCATTTAATATGAAGCCTACTAGTTATGAAGAAGCAAAGACAATGCGTGATATTATTCACACGTTTCGTGTCGCATCTTCACCTAGAGGAAATTTGAATGATACATTAACTCCAATTGATCCTGAGGCATTAGCAAATTCCACATTGAGTGTTGCAGAACAAGAAGAAATAGCCGCATTGCCAGAAGCAGAAAGACAAGCACGATTAACAGAATTGACGTTAGAACAATTTAATGAAAATGAAGGAAGTGATATTGTAGAAGCATCTAAAGCACCTTTAACATTTGGTTATCCAGACATGGTTCAACTCGAATTAATTTTATATAAAAAAGGTTTCAAGGCTGGAGGTGATGTTTCAGATGGAGAAATTGTTTCGTTGTTCATATCAGACTATTGTATGATTGAAAACATCGGCTTAGATTATGGCGCACAAAACAAAATGGTATTCCTCACTAATCCACAATCGGTCGAAGATGGAGAATATTTTGCATCTGAAGTCAACATGACAATTGCACTAAGAGAGAGCGTATTGATTACCGCAGATTACGCATCAGCAGAACACAAAACAGATTTCCGAACAATTTTCTAATTATGTCAATATACACATTTTATCCAAAAATAACTTATAAAGTTGATGACTACGATTCGCTTACTGCAATCGATATCACATCATCTTTAAAAGTAAAAGACTATCTAAAAAGTTACAGAGGATTATTGTACACACCATACATTATTCAAGATGGTGAACGTCCAGACTACGTATCATATAGACTCTATGGTAGTCCAGACTACGATTGGATTATTCTACTTGCAAATGACATTCATAGTTTGTATGATGACTGGCCAAAGAACTCTGTGGATTTAGAATCATACATCATCGAAAAGTATGGTAGTCTTACTTCAGCAATGTCTACAGTAAAATATTACTACAATGCAAGCAGAGATATTGTTGACCAAACAACATATAACAATCTCGCATCTAACGCAAGAGCATCCGAAACAGAGTATGAATATGAGTTAAGAGTTAACTCCAACAAATCAAAGATAAAAGTGATTAGAAAAAGTTTAATCAATGCAATTACTTCTGATTTGAATTCTATCACTAAGAAACCAGTTACCTAATGGCTACCACTAATAATAATTTTTCTGCGTTTACTAGGTTTTCGCCTGACATAGGGCAGAATTCAGATATAAGAGTATCGCAGGATCCATCAATTGTTCCAGGTTTTGGTTCGGATGTTGATGTTAAAGAAGTTTATTTACTCACACAATATGGTGAGAAGGTAGACTTGTTAGGTGTGTTTAGAGACCTTGAAATTATCGAAGATATGTTTTCTGCATCTATTGAGGGTGTAATTACAATTGACGATTCTGGCGGTGGTTTAGAAAAGTTTGCACTACGTGGTGGAGAATTGATTGGATTGAAAATTGCTAAGCCAGGAAATGGTGAAGTCATTATTTGGCGCCAAGATTTGGTTGTTCATAAAATCAGCGAAAGCACAGTAGACCAAACAACTTTGCATAGCGCATATCAATTGCAATTCACATCAAGAACTTTTGTAAATTCTACGAAAAAATGTTTGTTTAAAAGTTACAAGAATATGTCGATTGGAGACGCAGTAACATCTATGTTCTCCGAAATGGGTGGCGGAAACGATTTGGTTTTAGAAGACCCTAAAATTACATTAGAGAAACCTTTTATCTCCACAGGACTTATGCCACACAAAGCAATTGAAGCGATGACGCATCGTGCGTGTGCGAAAGGCGACTTTTATGTATTCTTTGAAAGATTCAATCCAGTATTTGCGACAAATACTAGAACAGATGAACCATTCACATCATCATATTACTTTGGTAGTCTGAATAAACTAATTAAAGATGCGGCACAATATGGCGTGCATAATATTAAATTTGCACAAAAAACTGTAGCGAATAAAGAAGATGCAACCTTAAGAACGTTAAAGTTTGAGAGAAGAGAGAACTTCAATCACTTGAATGCAATGCTATTGGGATTATATAACACAACAGTCACATCGATTGACCCAATATCAAGAACTCACGCAATGCGAAAGCTATCATATGCAAATGGACAAAACGAATCGACTGATTTCTATTCATATAAGACGCTTGACAATTCAAACATATTTTCAAGATACGATGATATTGCCGGACAAACTCCAGGAAGAAAGCTAATTACATCTTCACTAAATGATTCAGTAAACAGAGATGAGTGGTTAACAAATAACATCTACGGACATTTGACTAAGAACTTATTTCAGATTGGCGTAGAAATTGAAGGTGGTAAAAATAATATTGGTGTTGGACACATTGTGAACTTCATTGTTCCTAGTGCGTTTGAAAAATTAGCAGACCCAACAAACCCAAGTATACCTAATGATAGAATTCATTCGGGTAGATATTTTGTTATGTCTGTTCACCATAAAATTAGAATGGGTTCATATTCAAAATCATTAGAATTAGGCAGAGCAACTATTCCATATGACTTCAATACTGGAGTTGGCACACCAACTATAGAAGCGGCATTGCCAAATAGACGTTATCAAGACAACACAGATTCAACAACAATAGTGAATAGATATTGGAGAAAAGGTTTAGTACCATGAAACTCAAATTTTCAGAGTATGTAGATTTAAAAGACTACAAAGCAACTCAACTCGTAGAGAAACAAATTCTTTACAACAATGGCGCAAAGTATGGACAGATTGTGTTCCTTGCTGGTGGTGCGGGTTCGGGTAAAGGCTTTGCAATTCAGCACTTCATGCAAGGGTCTGAGTTTAAGATACGTGATGTTGACGAATTAAAGATTGCATTTCAAAAATTAGATGCACTTGGTAAATTTACGACTCAAGACTTGCTTGATAAGTATGGTGATAAAATTTCTCAGAAAGATAAAGAACTTATTCAAAGAGAATTGATTGACAAGAATGTAAAGATGGGTGATTTAAATCTTAAGACTCCAACGCACGTTTATATTCTACACGTACTTGTTCGTGCTACTGGTGCGAAAGATAAGACACTTGAGTTGATGCTTGCTGGCGCTGAAAAAGGACAGTTACCAAATCTTATTTTTGATAGCACATTCAAAGAAGTTGAAGACATGACAAATGTTTTACCTAAACTATTTGAAGCTGGATATGAACCGAAGAACATTCACGTATCTTGGGTTCTGACTAATTATCAGATTGCAATTAAAAATAACAAATCAAGAGCAAGAGTTGTGCCAGAAGACATTCTGCTTGCCACTCATGCTGGTGCGGCACAGACTGTATATAACTTAGTGACAACAGCTATGCCACCATCTGTTCAGGGCGGTGTTTATGTCATTCTAAATAATCCAGAGAATACAATTTTCATTGTCGACCCAAAAACAAATAAACCATACAAAGACAGAAAAGGTAATCCTGTCATTAAAGATTTTAAATACTTGACACTTAAAGAACCAGGAAAACCTGCTAAGAAAGAACTAGATGTGAAAAAGCAATTACTGACTTGGATTCGTGATAACGTACCGCCAGGCGCAGTAGACACATCAGAGTTGGATAAGCTATGAAAAAATTTAAACAGTTTATACAAGGCACCACACTTTCACAGGAAGAGTGGGAAGAAGAAGTTTATGGTCCAGAATTAATTGAGACACTTAAACAAGTAGACGGCAAGTGGGCATTAGTTTCAAAGAAGACTGGCAAGCCATTGCGCTACTACAAAGGTGAAGGTAAGCCATCAGATGAATGGGTTGCAGACCAAGAAAGACAAATTCAATACTTTAAGCATGTGGGATAATTGATGAGAAATTTTATTGGGCAAGATGGATTTGTTTGGTGGATTGGAGTTGTTGAAGATATCAACGACCCATTGACACTAGGCAGAGGTAAAGTGAGATGCTTTGGGTATCATCCTGCAAAATCAACTAATCAAGTTCCGACCGAAGACTTGCCTTGGGCGCTAACTATTCACCCCCTAAATACACCAAACCTTTATGCAACACCTAGAGTGGGTGAATGGGTTTTTGGATTCTTCTTAGATTCATTGTCTGCACAAGAGCCTGCAATTTTAGGATATCTTCCTGCAATTCCGCAACAAGCCGCAGAGTATTTTGGTGCAACACCTAGTCTAACTAGAAACTTTGCGAGTGTCGTTAATAAAAACGATGTTCTTTGGGAAGTAAACAATGCTACAATTAGAATTGCAAATACAAGCAATGTAACGATAGATTCGTCAAATAACATTACTATTGATGGTAATGATTTTTTGATTCAGTCTTCTAATAATAGTGTCGTTACTTCAAATACTAATTTAACGCTGAACGGAAGTAATAATTTAATTTTTTCCGATAGCGTGAATACAACAACTCTTGCAGAAATTCTTGCTAGGTTAAAAGCCCTAGAAGATAAAGATGTATTGCAAGATATCGCAATTGCTGTGGCGGCTACCTTACCGGTACCTAATACGTAATATCATAGGCTACACAGTAGTGTAACACATTGTCAAGCCTTTTGTCAACATTTATAAGGATCATTACCATGACAAATCATGAAAATTTAGTAAATTTATTTGAATCATATCTTGCAGAGAGTGCGAAGTTTGACGAAAAAGGAAACAAGGCTGCCGGAACTAGGGCGAGAAAAGCATTAGCCGAGTTTACAAAAGCCGCAAAAGAACGAAGAAAAGAAATTCAAGATGCCAAAACGGCAGAATAACAGACATAAATAAAAGAAAAAATGGCTACTATTAATTTTTACAAAGATTTACCATTAGACTTCACACCTCATCCTGTGACTGGTGACGTTCGTCCCATCACAAATGAGGTTGCGGTTAGACGTTCTTTGTCCAATTTAATCAACACAACAAAAGGCTCACGCCCGTTCATGCCTGATTATGGTAGTAGCGTCAAAAATTATTTGTTCTCTAGGAATGGTGCATTTACATTGTATGAACTTAAGAATAGTCTTAAGAGAGACATTGAGAAATATGAAAAACGCATATCATTAAGAGACATAAAGATATCATACTCAGATGATGGGTTTGATATCAAATTAGAGTATGTAATTAAAAATGCCGCAGGCATTGCAAGTCTACAAACAACAGTCAAAAGGACAGCATAATGGCATCGGACAATAATTTAAAAATAGATGCATTAGATTTTCAGGGAATAAAGACAAACTTTAAATCTTATCTACAAGCACAGGATCAATTTAGAGATTATAACTTTGAAGGTTCTGGACTTAATGTTCTATTAGACTTGTTAGCATATAACACATACTATAATTCATTCTACCTAAACATGGTAGCCGCTGAAGCATTCTTGCCAACAGCACAGAAAAGAAATTCAGTTGTCAACTTGGCTAAGTCATTAAACTATACGCCACGTTCAGTCACATCCGCATCTATTAGCGGAACTGCAACTCTAACGGTTACTGGTTCTCCAACTAACGTCACTATTCCAGCATACACTTCTTTCACAGGTTCTGTAGATGGAGTAACATATAACTTCTTAAACACCACTTCTGTAATTATTACGCCAGTAGATGGTGTGTATAGTTCTGCTATGTCGCTTAAAGAAGGACGTTATATCAATAGAAGATATACAGTAAACTTAAACGATCCTGACCAAAGATTTTTAATTCCGAATAAAAATGTTGATACATCGACTTTGACTGTTAGCGTTTTAAATTCTTCTAGCGATAGCACAGTAAGAACATTCTCTAAAGTAACTAGCTTAGTTGAAGTTGCTTCTACGACTAGAGTTTATTATATTGAAGAAGTTGAAGACGGACAATATGAACTCAAGTTTGGCGATGGCGTATTTGGTGTTGCATTAGACGCTGGCAATATTGTTGTGCTTGAATATCTTGTGTCTAACGGAACTTCAGCAAACGACATTCAAACGTTGACATATGCTGACGCAATTGCTGGAGTAACAACAATTAGTTTTGTTTCGACTGATCCGGCAGCCGGTGGTGCAGACAGAGAATCTATCAATCAAATTAAATTCAATGCACCAAAAGCATATGAAGCACAAAATCGTGTTGTGACAGCCGATGACTATAAAACTCTAATGTTACAACAAGCGACAGTAGACTCTTGCGTTGTTTGGGGCGGTGAAGACAATGACCCACCAACGTATGGTAAAGTATTCATTGCAGTCAAGCCTAAAGTTGGTGACGTATTAACTGCGACTGAAAAATTAAACTTAATCAATTCTGTAATCAATCCTAAAAAGATTTTGACAGTAACATCAGAAATTGTTGATCCTGAGTACACATACATCATTATAGATGCAACAGTAAAGTATTTATCCGACTCTACAATTATGAGTGCGGCAGAAATCAAACAGCTTGTGATTGATACAATCAAGACCTATAACACAGATGAAATTAATCAATTCTCAAAGTATTTTAGATATTCAAAATTATCCAGACTGATTGATACGACTGAAAGGTCAATTCTAAGCAACGTCATGTCTGCACGAATGAGAAAAGAAGTTGACGTTCAATTGGGTGTTAGCACACGATACGAGATTAGCTTTTCAAATGCAATTGACAATGCAACAAATGGCAGACCAACAACTTCAGCATATGGCGTTGGAAATAAATTAACATCAAATGCATTTACATTTGGTGGATACTCAAACTGCTTCTTAGAAGACAACAATGGTTTGATTCGTATCTACAGAGTTTTAGGCTTAGATAACATTGCAGTTTCTATCAATGCAGGAACAATCAATTACACGACTGGTAAAATTGTGTTAACAAACTTTGCACCAACTGCATTTAACGATGGCAGTACAACATTGAAAGTTACAGCAGTACCGCAAGATAAAGATATTCTTCCATTAAGAAGTCAAATTATTTCAATTAGAGATGCTGATATTTCAGTTACAATGATTGACGATAAATCAATTAGCTTGGTCAATAGATAAAAATGAATGATGCATTTTTCAAGCCGTCATTAAATGTAGGCTCATTTGTCGGTGAGAACTCTTCCGTTGATACGGAAAGATTCTTGCTGTTCATGCAAGCATACTATGAATGGATGCAATCAACGACTATAACGTTAACTAGTAAAACTGAAACGTTTGTAGTTGGAGAAACAGTTGTGGGCGCAACTTCAGGCGCAACTGCGATTATCAGAGAAGTCAAAACAGACTCTATCATTGTTAAGTTGACAACGAGAACTGTATTTAACTATAGTGAAATTATTGAAGGGCAAACTTCAAGCGCAACCGCAACTGTCAGTATTACTAAAGATAACGTAGGACGTGCTACTGGAAATGTTCTAAACTATAAGACGCTAGAAACTTCTGTTGATAAGTACGTTGATTATCTCAGGGAAGAATTATATCCTAGTATTCCTGCAACATACTATGGCGACAAAAGACTTGTAGCACAGTACTTCAAAGATTTTTATGAATCAAAGAGTAATGAACAGTCATACAGATTTTTATTCAAACTTCTATACAATGAAGATATTGAATTCTATTATCCAGGAACTGACGTTCTACGTGTGTCTGATGGTAATTTCGAAAAGACTCAAATTATCAGGACAGTTGCCGTTGCGACTGGTACGGATTCTTTAGGCGCACCATTTGATAGAGACATTTTCTTATTTTTAAATAAGACAATTCGTGGACAATCTTCTGGATTTCTTGCGAACGTAGTTGACATTAAAAAATTCTTTATTGGTTCCAGAGAAGTTGCTGAAATGACGCTGAAACTTGTCAGCGGTACCTTTATTGGTGGTGAAGATATTGTAGACATTGACGATGATAATCTTGTCACAACAATTTATGGTATCATATCAGGCGTAACGATTGTCGATGGCGGCTCTGGATATGAAGATGGAGATATTGTTACCATTTCTGGTGATGGCTCTGAAGCGCAAGCTAAAGTTTCTTCTATTAAAGAATCTCCAATTAGCGCATTAACTGTAAACGCAATTGGACACGGCTACCAATTAAATACTTTTGCGACTATTGACAATACTGGTACTGGTGGTTCTGGCTTCATTGTTAAAGTCACAGAACTAGCAAACACATACAGCGTAACGTCTGGCGCAAACACATATACTGTTGGTGAAGTATCTCAAGTTTCTATTATCAATAGAGGTGAAGGTTATTTCAGAACTCCCTCTATTACATTACAAGACACAACAATTGCGTCTTTGGGATTGTTGTCTGACAAATTAATCACAATTAATAATGCTGGTTCTAACTATGGTGTTGGAAACACATTAGTGTTTACTGGTGGTGCTGGAACTGCCGCCGCTGGGCAAATTGCATCTGTTGTAGAATCAACAACATTTGACCTTCTGTTTGAAGACGGCTTTCAAATGAAGGCTGATGGTAGTTATTACGACATTATTAAAAATGAAGATTGGGCAGTAGTTGGACCAATCAAGCGTGTTGAGTTAACTAACTTTGGTACTGGATATAGTTCTGCAAATCTACCTTCAATCTCAATTTCCACAACGACCGGTTCGAGTGCAAATTTAGTCGCAACAAACATTCAAGGTAAGACTTCAAGTATTAGCGTAGATACTGCAAACAATATTACAGGTATTGGTTCTATTCGTGCAGTCGAAATCACAAATTTTGGTATCAACTATAGTGCGGCTAACGCATCTGCATCTGCCGTTGGCGATGGTAACGCAATATTGACTCCAGTTATTTCGGGGCTTGGAATTAAACAAGGTGTTTGGTTAGACGATGATGGTAAAATTGATTACAAGATTATTCAAGACTCATACTATTATCAAGACTACTCTTATGTTATTAAGAGTGGTTTAACGTTTCAAACATATTCGAATACACTAAAATCGATTATTCACCCTGCTGGTTTAACATATTTTGGTGAGATTAATATTCTCAACAACCTTGATGTTGCAGCCGAGTTGGTTAATAGTGAAGAAATTAGCAGAATGCTTGTGCAGATATTGGCACAGATTTATGTTGGTGGCGACTATGAATATTCAAACATCACATGGACTATCAAAGTTGAGGCGCCTGTTCTCAGACTTGACACAGACTTGTTGGATGTTCAAGAATATGTTATTCACTTAGTGCCTGAAGGTGATGAAGAAACTGGAATTACTGACGTTGGTATAGTAATTAATCAAGGTGGTGCACGACATTCATTTATTATCCAGACTCCATTTGAACTTGATGTTACTGCAACATCTGCAACATTGCCGGCAACAAAGTTTGTAATTTCACATCAAGACACTTTACCTGGTTACGGATATAATACGTACGGTGACTTGCCTTTGACACCATTTGGTGTTTATAGTGATGATTGGTCTGTTGTTCCAATTTCAGTATTGCAGAATGCTAGATTCAGCGATTTATACGGAGAGAATCCTGCGTATCTATCGATTATGAATTTGT